ATTTACAATCTCGCGGCTTGGTATCCGTTGACAACTCTAACGGACCCCTGTAGGACCACCCTACAGGGCTTTATGTGAACGTAACGCTTGGCGTTCCCACAAAGTAAAAATACTGCAAATCGTCGCCTGCAGCTACCACGTAATGATTACGAAAAACGGCAGCACCATCATATGTATGTTGGTGTCTTACCGGATCATCGTTTATCAAAGAACGTGATAGATGAAAGCGAGCGTTGCTGTAATATGGGACTTCCCATTCACCAACAGGATCATTTACTCCTATGGTGACGTCTGTCCCATGCCAGCCATACCCGAATATATCGAGTGCTGGTATATCGTCCACTACGCCTAATTCTGCGTTGTCTGTAAGACGTATAGTGGATATGCGTGGTGTGCTATTTCTATAATCTGGAAAAACTTTCCATCTTGTAGATCCTCTGCGACCGAGGAATAGTACACCAACTCTAGTCAAAAGTGTTTCCACTAGACTAGTATTTTGATTATCCCATAAATATTCGGGATAAGCAGGCATCGTGAATGTAGACCTAAAAGAACTGTCTGTAGTATTCATAACGTACCGCGTGTAGCGTTTAATGATGGTACGTAAAGATGCCACTCTTTCACCAAAATAAATTAAATCATCAGGTGAATGTGTCGCAGGTTTTTCCAGAATTGTTGTTTCTGGATTCGTTTGTGGTAAATGTTCATTGTCCATTTCTTCAGAGTGCCCTATGTAGGTCTCTAAAGATTGAGCAACATAACTGCCACCAACGACGAACTCTCCCAAGATGTTAACATATTTTGTACCGTAAGGTTCATAAGTAACACCATTAGTGAGTTCAGTGGGGGTATTTGAGTTACCAGCACCCCCTGCTGGTTCTATCTGTGAGTCTTCATGCCATTCGTTCCATGTATTAATCAAGAAAGGTTGATTTGGTAACACGGTCGAAATCGCATCAAGATGTTTAAGATGAGCCTTAAACAAAGATCCCTTCTCGTAGCCATTAAGGTTACGAGAAAGAGCCGTATGGTTGGCAGAAAGCCTAACACCACGGTCATTATAACCTGGTGAAACCACTGGCCATATATCTTCGTTAGGGTTCAGTTGTGCCCACTGCGCAAATTTGCCGTGGAGTTCACTAACGTCACTCTCATCTAGTTCAATCTTCTTTGGTGATTGACCATAAACATCGTAGACACTTAAACAGTCTGGTCCAAACCCTACCCTGTAACCAAGGTTTTTGGGTGTTCCAAACATCAAGTCTCCAACAATGTATGGATTGTAGCTTACACCGCCTATAGCGTTGTCAGCCATAACACTACGAAGAATAGAACACATTGATTCTTGTTCAGCGATTGAGAAGACTCGTAAAAGATAGATAAAGAACACAGGTTGACTCGTGCCTGGCTTGTTATAATAATTTTCGTTACCAACATGATTTAATTTGTAATATGTCATGTCGCTCCGAAATTTATCTTTAACTTCCTGGCTTGTGAATTCGAATTCATTGGTCGGACTATGATTTTTAAGGATGGCGGTTTCATATAAACAGCAGAACTCCATTGTTCCTGCTGTTACTGTTCCAGCCTCCAATTTCAAAGTATCCAATTGAGTATCTTCACGAGAACCTGGTCCAAACCAACTCGCCACAACGAACTTGATTCCGGATTTTAACATGACATCAAATTGAGCACGTACGACGGCACGTACTGTGTCGTCATATTCTCCAGAAGCAAGACCAGGGACCTCAGGAAAGTGAGGTACATCCAATTGATCTCGCAAGTATCCTTGATCGTTGTGAAAGTTGTTTGTGTGCCATCCGTAATAAAATATACCGGGATCTCCAGTATTTTGTGATACGGGCTGCGTAAACGCAGTACCGGATGGCGGTAGGTCGGGTACAGTTGATGAGATATCAGCTACAAGTTTCATATCCGTTAAGACATTTTCTGTTGGTACAGCAAATTCGGCGTCCATAGCCATATTCACTGCCATAAGAATGTCTACAGAATCATCTGAAGCTTCATCTGGCACAACTAAATTGTTGGCGACACTAACGATAAGGTTACCATTATGTGTGTCTAATTCCGCTGTGTATTCGGAATTTATTGGCTGTTTAAAACTGCCAGTTACCAACAAATAGTTTCTGTCTGAACCCCAACCTATTTCCACTTTGTGATCATGACATTCGGTCAAGTCTATAATCTCGGATTGAACTACGTTATACGCTTCCTGATCTGCTATTGCATAAGGTTCGTAACGAAAACGCAGTTTACCGCGATGAAATGCAGATGCATTGACTATAAACCGATATTGCATGGTCCCTCTCCAATACTTAAAGAAAGATGCGACATACGCACAAGGCGGTGTGTCTACTTTTCCGTCAGATGGAAAGGTTGCACGAATAAAAGGAGTCACGGGTATCCTTGTTAATTCATGATCGGGCGCATCTGATGTGCGCCATGTAAATCTCTTGACTAATGCCTCGATATTACATAAATGTGGAATGGACATCTCATCTTCCGATGAGAGTCCTACTGTGGTTGGATCCACAGTAACTTCTTGTTTTACGTCTAAAGTCAAGAGACGAGACTCATCTTTGTCATTGGTCGGGGCTATCGTACCCGCAAACCGAGTACGATAATCTGACAAATCATGAGTATTTCTGGCTTTTGTAAAGCCAAAAAGATCGGCCCATCGCCCAAGCATATTGAAG